TTATGCAAGCTGCTTTACCTCTTCCTCGAATAGTTCCCCTGCTGAATGATAACCATGTATTTTGCGTGGGTATCCGTTTATCCAGTTCTCTATACTCTCTACCTCTTCCTCTGTCCTGTCGTCAAAATTTGTGCCTTTCGGTATCTTCCGGCGTATCATCTTGTTTGTTACCTCATTCGTGCCACGTTCCCAGCTACTATAAGGGTGGCAGTAATATACCTTTGTCCGCTTTTCTCCCTCGTTGATAATAGAACGCTGTAAGCCCTCTGCGTCTGCAAACTCGCTGCCGTTGTCTACCGTGATTGTCTTAAATACCCGCTTAAACATATCAGCGCCCCATTTTCTTTCTAATCTATCCAGCGCCGCTACTACCGCCTCGTCTGTATGGTCTGGCAGCTTAAATATAATCTCGTTTCTGGTTTTACGCTCTGTCAGCACCAGTAGAGTATTTTTTGACTTTCCCCGCTTGCCTAAAACGCTGTCCATTTCCCAGTTGCCGAACTCTTCCCGTGTATCTATCTCTTTCGGGCGTTTGTCTATGCTTTCTCCTGCTGCTGCCCTTTTCTGCTGCCTCTGTACTTTCTTATAATTTCTCTTCTTATTCTTCTTTACTGGCAAATTCTTATTAGACAGCTTAAGGAAAATACCCTTGTCAATGTAGCTGTATAATGTTGTTACGCATACTGTTACGGAAAAGTCCCCCTCTTTCCCCTGTGCTTTCAGTTCTCCCAGTACCGCAGCTGGGCTGTAATCTTCATTTACTATTTTATCCTCTATATAATTTGCGTATGCAATATCGTTGCCTATTTTAAGCTGTGTACCCCTTGCCTTTAAGTTTTCCTCTGCTTTCATTTGTGCCTTGTTTGGGCTATAACTTAATGTTTCTGTATAATCGCTATTTCTGTGCATATATTCCCCTCGCTTAAGCTCATTGTATATAGTGCTGCGGTGTACGCCCAGCTGTTCTGCTATCTCTATCACGCTATGCCCTGCTTTTTTCAATGCCTCAATACTTATACGGTCTGTCCATGTCAGCTGTCGGCTGCCTTTCTTATTCGCCATTTCTTCTACCTCTCTTTCGTTCCTGTTCTTTCCCCATATACGACGAAAAGCCGCAAACTCTTTTACAAGTCTGCGGCTTATGCCTTTACCTATTTACAACACTTTTTACAAGCGGTGTATTTCTTCTTTGCTTGGCTTAGCGGTATGCTCTTTGGGTTTTTCATTCCCGAACAGTTAGGCTTACTATGGTATTTTTTGTTGCTACGGTCTACATATACTGTAGTTTCTCCATGCTGGCTTACGCTGGGCGTTGCGTCCTCGATTACGTCAAGCTCTATATTGCACCCGAACGTCTGTACCCCCCCCCAGAAATTTCCAGTATTTCTGCGGTGTAGCGGGCTTTCGTGTACTTTCTCGCTAAGTCCCCCGCCAGCTCTGCCGATAGATTGCCTATTACCTTATCGCCCCACTTTACGTATGCGGCAGGCTCTCCGTTGTATGTATACTTTTCTACTGTAATATCTTCACTGCCGGACATTCTGCTTAAAATATCCTGCCTGTTTTCTCCGTCCTCATTATTGAACGTCACGCCTACTACTTTCGTTCTGATTGTATCTAAAATTCTGCCACCAGATGCAGCGGCAGGCGCTGGCGTTCTGTTTCTGTTCTCTTTTCCTGCGTTTTTCTTTTTCAGTCCAAAATAAGCGCATACTGCCGCAACCACAATGCAGCCCGCCCCACCTGTTATATTTCCAGACGGCAGCGCCGTTAAACCGCTTACTGCAAATAATGCAGCCGCTGCCAATAAAATTACCTTTTTCTTTGTCATAGTAAGCCCTCGCTTTCGTTTCTACTTCAATTCTAAAATTTCATCAGCAGAGGCGTTAAGCTCTCTGCAAATTTTCGCCAGTGTTATTGCGTTTGGCGTAAGCTCGTTGTTTTCCCAGCGGCTTATATCTTTCTGGTATACTTGCAGGCGCTCTGCAAGTTCCTTTTGCGTCACGCCTGCCGCTTTTCTCGCTGTTTTAATGTTTTCGCCTAAATTCATGCCTTACCTCTCTTTTCTCTTGCCCTCAAAATGAAAGCAACCAGCAGCTTTACCAGTCCTACTGCTACTAAAAATACTCCTAATTTTAAAAGCATACTCTTTACTCGGCTTTGGGTTTGTGTTATATTTCTTATAGGCGGCGGGCTTATCGCCCGCCTGTTGGTTAGGGCTTTCGCCCTAACCTATGTACTTACCAATTATGATAAGTATTGTTCCTATGATTAAGTCTATCACTGCACTGATTGCCAATTCTTGCCAGTTGATAGGCTTTTTCTTTTGTTTCTTTTTCTTACCCATTGTGCCGTTTCTCCTTTCCAGTGGCTTTGCCTCTTATTTGTTCTTATCTCCTTTCCATGATTTTATTATATACCTTTTTCGGTATATTGTCAACACTTTTGTATAGATTTCTAAGAAAATTGCAAAAAATAGAGGGCAGACAGCGAACCGCCCACCCTCGAAAACTTAAGCTAATCTTGTGGCATAATCTAAGCTAATCCAGCCTGCGCCACTCTTCAAGCGTCCCCAGCCAACGCTTGCACCCTGTCCGGCTTTCACTTCCACAATGGTAAATACTCCCTTTCCTGTGGTTTCTCCCGTCTTTGCATAGTTCGTGCCTGCTCCTGTTCTGATATTAAGGTCTAAAATATCTACCTGTACGCTAAACGGAACGCCTGTGCTTGCCTGCTGCCCTGCTGCGGTATATACCGCCTTGCCGTTATCATCATATACAGTATAACCCGCCTTGCAAGCGCTCTTTGCATTTTCCAGCGACGTAAAAGCCCCCAGCTGGCTTGCTGCGTCCGTCCAGCTCTTGCGCACTCTGTAATACTTTGTACCGTTTCCTGCTGCATACTTTTTATAGTATCCCTCGCCGTACTCTGCACGCTTTTTCTTTACTGTTTCGCTCTGGTCTGCTGGCTTTTCATATCCAGTAAGAACGGCATCAGATGCAGCACGCACGCTGCCCGCCTTTTTCAGTGCGTCCATTACTGCTGTGTATCCCTGCAATTCTTCCCATAAAAAGCCCAGCTGCATATTAAGGTCTGCAATGGATACGCCCGCCTGTTTTGCGTGATTAAGCAGCGCCTGCTTTCTGCTCCAATACGTCCACTGCGCCAGCCCATAGCCTGCACTGTCCTTTACAAAATTGCCATAGCTGCCATTATCCACCGCTGCTGTATATTCTGCGTCCGTCTTACCCAGCTTATTGTTATAGGTATTCTGTAAGTTGTTCGGCATAAGCCCGCTTTCAGCATACAGATTACCCATAATACCAGCCACGGCATAAGCATTTAAGCCCTTGCCTGTAAGAAAATTCCATATTGTTTTTTCATTGCCGCCCTGCGGCGTTTCTGCCTGTCCGCTGATTTTACGCTTAAACTCGTCCCATGTGTGGGCGCTGGTGTTATATACATACGGGTTAGGGCAAATCTTGCCCGTTACGTCGTAATGTCTGATTACATGAGATGCAGGCACGCCGTATTTATTCATAAGGTAACGGGTAAGCTCTGCCGCTGCCTCTACTGTTGCGTCCTCAAAATACCAGTCTTTATCTGTTGCGCCCATGCTCTTTGTGTTTTTCTTCCTTACGCACATTTCAATACCGATACTATTAGCGTTTCGGCACTCTGCGTGCTTATAGCTCGACGCTCCGCAATGCCACGCTATATTAGCGTCCTCTACGCACTGCCATACCTCGCCGTTAAATCCTACAAAGTAATGCGCCGACGCATTTCTATTGCCGCCGCCATAATATCGGCAGTTGTCCTCTGCGCCGCCCAGTGCGCCTACATAATGGATAACAATATACTTAATTCTGGAAACGCTGCCCTTATTGAAATTGTACTTACTTATCTTTCTGTTAATGTTCATATTTCCTGCCTTTCCGCATACAAAATAAGCGCCTGCGGTGTCCCGCAAGCGCTCTTTGCTGCTATGTCCTTATTATTCTTATCTTTCCTGTGTCCTGTGTTCCTCTACGTTGCCTGTGGTGCTGTCCCCGTCCAGTTCGTCTGTGTCCGTCAGTTCGTCCGTATACTTCGCCAGAAACTCCCGCACCTTTTCCCATACCTTTTTTACTGGCAGCCCGCATAATGCCATATTCTTAAAAATACTCACTACCTCATAGGCAATGTAAAGCAATGCGAAAAATTCAGCCACGCCCACGGTATCAAGCCCTAAATATGTACGTGCCTGCTCCGGTATAAATCCGATTAAGTTAATCTTAATCAGTACGTCGATTGCCAGCATGAATACCAGAGAAATAAGCATACCTACTTTTCTGATAGCCCCGTCAATGCCTGCGCAGCTGTTAAATTTCTTCTCTTTGATTGCACGCAGCACGCCAAAAACCGTGTCGCACACAATCGCCAATACTACCAGCTGGATAATTTTGTTATGTGCCGCCGCCTCAATAAATTCTGTAATAGTCATGTTCATAAATCCTGCCTTTCTCTTAATTGCAAATCTTTTGCCCGCTCTTTCAGCTCTTCGCCGTCGTAGCCCGCTGTCTGCTCCCAGCTTTCCAGAGTGGCTATTAAATCAGCAATAAGCCTGCTTTGCTTTTCTATGGTTTCCTGTTGTTCTTGTACTACCCTTAGTAAATTGCTACTCATGTACTCGCTCCTGCATTTTGCCGCTTAATTTTCCCGCTCTCGCACTTCTTGATAGTACGCTTTATGCGCTTTATGCTGTCCTTTCGTACTTTCCTGTGCGTTGCCCTGTGTTTGTAGCCTACAAAGTCTATACCGTTCTTTGCTGCCAGTATGGTAGTTTTCGGGTTAAACTCTAACTTAAGCTCTTCCCGTAAGAAATGCTCTATCCGTGCAAGCCAGTTGCGCAGCTGTTCCTTGTCTGGGCTTAATATTACAAAGTCGTCCATATATCGTATGTACGCCTCTACGCCCAGCTCATGCTTAATAAACTGGTCTAATGCGTCCAGATAGATATTTGCAAATAACTGACTGGTAAGGTTTCCTACTGGTATCCCTACGCCGTCCGGCATATTGCCGTTGTGGTCTATTATCCTGTCCAGCAATGCCAGTACCCCAGCGTCTTTTATAACCTTACGTATTTCAGTTTTTAATACCGCATGGTCTATGCTTTGGAAATAGTGGTGTATATCTGCCTTGATAGCATAAAGCGGCTTGTCTGGGTGGTATTTGTTCCACTCATACAGCCACTCTTTTAGCGTATCAGACGCAGCGTGCATACCTTTACCTTTCCGGCAGGCGTAAGACTGCGATATAAACCGCTTATCAAATATAGGCTCTAACACGTTGTTTATGGCGTGCTGTACCACCCTGTCATAGAACGGCAGCGCCATTATCTGCCGCTCTTTCGGTTCGTACACCTTAAAGTAATGGTATTTGCTTGGCTCATAGGCAAGGTTTATAATATCTTCCCGCACCTTGTCTAAGTTTTCCTCTTTGTCTTTCGTAAAAATCAGTACGTCTTTTCTGTGGCGTTTACACTTTCTGGCTTTGTTATAGGCTTTCTGTACGTTTCCATAGTCGCCCATAGCCTCTAAATGTTACCAACGTCGTAAGACTTCTCGCCTGTGTTCAATGGGCTTTTCTTGTCCCAGCCCCACGCTACGCTTGCGTGATAGTCTGCATTTGTGGCGTGTTCCGCTCTTGTAATAAGCTCGTCCAGCCACTCCCAGACACGCCCCACGGCATCTACAACGCCCACGGAAGAAACGGCATTTACCACACTGCCCGTTACGCCCCTACCTGTGTTGCTGGTGGCGCTCCATGCGTTTGTATTTGCGTTATCCAGTCCGGCAGGGCTGCCAAAAGCATAAGCGCAAAATTCTGCATAGTTCGGCAGACGCTTACCGCTCTTTGCCAGACGTTCTACAAAGTTGTACCAGTTCATGCTTTCTGTACCCGTCATAGGTGCGCAGCCGTACTCTGATTTCAAGCCCTTGTCCAGCTGTGCAGCCCTTACACCTTGCATGGTACTTAGCCCACTCTCTGCTTACTCCTGTTTCCTCGCTTTCCCAGCCAATTACCCACTTGCCGCATACGTCGCAATATACCTGTGTTGTTACCGTCCTTGTTATTCCCATGTCCGCCCCTTTTCTGCCTCAAAATAGTAGTTGTCTACTATCAGCATTTTTTTACTGAAAAGACACATAAGCCCCAGCGGTACGGTAATAACCGCTATTGTTATGTCGCCCTCTGTCGCCCATACTGCCAGCACGGTAACTGCCAGCATTGCAAGCCCGTAGGCTTTCTGCTTAATGAAATACCAGCGGCGGGCTTTCTTTGCCTGCTGCCCTCTGCCGCAGGCTCGCCATGCCTGCTACGCAATGTGCCGTGTGGGACTTGAACCCACGACTTGCCGCTTATGAGGCGGCTGCTCTAACCAACTGAACTAACGGCACTGGTGGCGACTGCTGCCGCCTATTATTCTCCTCTATTTCCAGATATGAACCATAAATATAATGCTTTCACTTCGTAACCGCTTAATAATTCCATTTGCTCCATGCACTCTAAGAACCCTCTAAGTTTTCCTCTGTTCCGTTCGTTCTCTTCTTTAAGTCCTTTTATCTTTGCTCTATCAATCAGCGCTGAAAGTGTTTTACAGTAATTCATTTGCTTTTCATTTAATTTCTTAAGTGCCTCTCTTGTCATATCTCTTTTACCTCTCTTTCGTTATCTTATCCCAGTCTATCTGCTTTCTTATTTCCTCGCTTTTCTTGCTATACCACCCGTCCACTGTATAGCGTAAATATCTTATGTACGCCCCTTTACTGCCTCTGGTTTTATCGTATGGATTTTGCTTTAATGCGTCCTCTAATTTCATTATTTTCCCTTTTTTATAGTGCCTGCTGCCCTGCTGCCGCTGTGTACGTTTCCAGCGTAGCCCCGCAGCGTTTGAACTCTCTATAAATCGTATCTCTGTGTGTTCCCAGCGCCTCTGCAATATCTTTTACGCTGCTGCCCTGTTTGCTCATAGCCTCTATGGTCTGTCTATCCTCGTAATGCAAGCGCTTGTACTTTCGTTTCGCCATGTTCTATGCTCCTTTCCGTCCTCATTTGCTTTTATGGTAAAAAAATAAGCGTGTCAGAGTTTTTACGCTCTGCACGCTCTTCTTTTCTGCTGTTTCCTATAAAAAAAGAAAATCGGCAGAGGCTTTATAACCTCTTGTCGATTTTCATTCTAAAACTTATCGTAGAATCGGTATCGATACAAAATCAAAACCCCTTAATTTCTATAACCGCCTCATCTGTATCCAAAGCTTTTACTTCTTCTACCGTCAGTCCTACAAATTCTGCTATCTCTACATATGATAACTTATGAGATTTTAACATACGTCTGGCTACCGCTATTCGTTCCGCATCTCTGCCTTCTTCTCTGCCTTCCTCCCGGTCAAACTCTCTTTGCCTCTCTTCGTCGTACTCATAAAGACACATCTTCACAACCGTTACTGAAAACTTATAAAAAGTTATAAACTTTTATGTTTCATTCCTGCTTCAACGAGTATGCTTTTGATGATATAAATATCAATCTACTCACAAGTCCTTGTACTCTCCACAGGCGTAAATTCCGGACTAGCGTATCCGTACATATTTGCATTAACGTTTCAGTGTCAGCTTGCAAATCTTTCTCCATAAGCCTTGAGGTTTATAGATGCCTGGAAATCTCTGTCAATCCTATTCCCGCACGCACATCTATAAATTCTGTCAGATAACTTCAGATCTTTTTTTATGTTTCCACAACAGCTGCAAAGCTTTGATGATGGATAAAACCGATCAGCCACTATAAGCTGGATTCCTTTATCACTGCACTTATATTCAAGCTGTTTTCTAAACATGAAAAATCCCTGTTCCTGAACTGCTTTGGATAAATGCCTGTTTTTCATCATTCCGCTGACATTCAGATCTTCAATACATATAAATCTTGGTTTTCGATTTACGATCTCAGATATGGTCTGATTCAAATAGTTTTTACGGATGTTTGTTAATCTGTGATTTCGTTTTAATAAAAGTTTTTCCTTTTTGATTACATTATTTGTTTTACA